TTGTGACAACATACCCTGTGCAAGAGCACTTGCGACTGACTGACCACTGAAGAACGTATAACCCTTACCAGACAGAGGACCTTGCTTAGCCGGGCTGTGCTGCATGAAGCTGCCGATCATTCCTGCGACACCGGACATCGCAGCACTCAGCACACCCATCTTAGACTTGATACCATCGACGACTGCTGTCACGATGTTGGAACCAAAAGACTTAGCAGCTTCCTTCGTTCCGTCACCCGTGAACCACTTCTTGATCGCCTCACCGAGCTCGGCAAGCTTCGTCGGGATGAACGACAAGATGTCGTACAAGATACCGAACCAGGTCTTGACCTTCTTGATGAACTCGATCAAAGCCATGAAGGCTCCGACTGCTGCGAGTACTGCAATCACTAGTGAGCCACCGACCACGATGATGAAGACACCGACGATGACAGCTACGATGATAAGCAGCCACTTGAGGACCTGACCAAGAGCCTCCACCAGAGGCATGATCTCGTCCTTGTTCTCGATCCACCAGTCCTTCAAAACTCGTAGCGTTGGAATGAGTCGCTCGTCGATAAACTTTTGCAGCTCACCGAAAGCCCAAATCGCAATGTCTTTGATGATGCGGAAGGCCTCTACGACCTTGGGCATCAGGATGTCCCAAACCTCTCGGCGGAACCGATCGATTACGGGTAGTATTTCCTCTTCAATGACCCTGCGCAGACGCTGAAAGGGTGGGATAACTTTCTCTTCCCAAGCCTTCTTAATCTCGTCCACGATTGGAATGATCTTGTCGCGGAACTCGATAAGATCATCCTTGAGACCACGAATGAACGTTCGCAGAGGCTCGCTACGCTTATAGGTATCTACGAACAGTGCTACCAAACCAGCAACGGCTGCTACTACCAGCGCAATGATACCTATGACGATAAGCATCTCGCTTGACACAAGAGCAAATGCTCCTGCGACCAAGACTACGATGGCGATAAGGCCTAGTAGTATACCAACCAAGAACGTTACACCGATAGCAATCAGTGCTACGTTGGTGATCATCTTCTTGGTCTCAGGACTGAGCTTGTTGTACTTGTCTAGGATCTGCGACAGCGCGTCAACAACCTTGAGGATTGCGGGCGCTGCAGCCTCTCCCAAGGTGATCTTGAGGGTCTGCCAACGGTTGTCAAGGAGCTGAGTCTTCGAAGCGGCTGTGTCAGCCATCTCGCCGTACTTCTCATCCATAACACCCGTAGCGTTGCCCATCTCCTTCATCATGCTCTTGAAGTCCTCGAGCTCTCCAGGACGGAGAAGAACCTGCTCGATAAACCTTCGTGCCTGAATCGTACCACCAGCACCCTTGAAGATGTCGAGAATCGCTCCGACACGCTCCTTAGTGGGCAGCTTCATCAGCTTGGTACGGAGCTGATCAAGAACGTCGACTAGCGGAAGAAGGTTGCCCTTGACGTCGCGCATCTTGATGCCAAGCTTCTCAAGGTTCTTTACCGCCTTGGGGTGCGAGAAGGCATCCAGGGCACGAGCTGCTGACGTAGAAGCCATCGCAGCACTCTGACCGTTACGGGTCATGTATGCCAACATTGCTGCTACCGTCTCGAAGCTCTGACCAGCTCGAGTAGCCGAAGGAACAACGCGACCAAAGATCTTCGCGAACTCTTCGTAGGTACCAACACCCTTTCGAACCAACTCGAACTGGATGTCCAGAACGTCGTTGACCTTTTCGAATGGGATGTTGTAGGCGTTCATGATGGCAAGCGTACCACGAGCTGCTGTCTGAATATCTGTTTGACCTGCAACGGCTGCCTTGGAGAAGCCCTTCAGCAGGATCTCAGACTGCTTCAGGTTAGCACTCGTCGAAGAGAAGATGTCGAACAGTGCTGGCTGAATGTCTTCGAACGCTACAGGAATCTCGTTAGCGATCCGCAAACCGATATCGTGAATGTCCTTCATGGATGCTTCGAAGCCATCGACCTGCGTCCTAGTCAAAGCAACCTGTCGCTGGTACTCCTGCCATCCCTGGAAGGCGTTGTAGAAGAACCCCGCACCTACAGCTGCCACGCCGATCATGCCTACAGCAAAAGTACCCAAGCCCATTGCGGCCGAGTTCAATGCACTGTGGAAGCTCCGTAGATCACGATCGGCCCTCTCAAGTTCAGAGGATTCTCTATCCAACTGTCGCACATGTGCAACCATCGCTGCGGTCTGCTTATCATACGCTCGCTGGTTGATAGAGAGCTCACGGGCTTCTTCTCGCAGCTGATCTGATACCGCTTGTAGTGATCTGAGATGTGCTCCAGTTGTACCTGTCGCCCTAGCCTGTTTGATAGTTCGATCATTCTGAGCTGCCATCAACTGCTTCTCAGCGATAGCCTGTGCAATAAGTGCTGACTCCTGACGACGTGAGTGAACTTCACCCTGCATCGCGGTGGCCTGTGCTCGCATTGCTGCTGCGCGAATGGCGTTTTGGGACTTAGCAACCTGTGCGCCAAAGCCGCGCAGCACTCGGGAGGCCTCATCCCGAGCCTTAAGCAGGAGGAACACCTCCCGAGTACTGGCTGCCACCTCTACCTCCGTGGGGTTGCTGCTTTAGATTGTGCTCTCTTATGCTCGAGCGCCTCGCGCTCCTTCACCGCACTATCGTAAGCTGATAAAACGAAGACAAAGAACGAATCCTGATCTAGCAATCCACCTGCTCTTGGTAGCACCTGGTAGGCCTTACACAAGTGCGCCATGTGAAGAAGTGTCATTGCATCTTCGTCTTCAACGAATTCAGGTTCTCGGTCAGTGCCTATGTTCTTCTTTAGCGGACGATCAAGTACGATGTGAAGGCGAATGCGCTCTATTAGTTTCCCGCGTCTTCATCTGCCTCGAAGTTGTTGACCTGGTCAATGTAGGTCGAAATCTCTTCGGCGACGTTACCTGCGAGAGACTGAACGTGTGCGACGTTCCGGAAGTCCAGAGGCGAACCGTCAGCCGCCTGGAGGTTGTGACTCACGATGCAGTTCGCGAAGTCGAAGAAGTCTGTCTTCTCGTTGAAGGCGTCGATCACCGTGTCGACATCCTTCTTACCCTTGGAAGCCTTGACCGTCATCTTCGAGTTGATCGAACGGCGCGTCTGCTTCTCACCGAAGGTCAGTCGTCGAATGTTGACGTAGCCAGCCTCACCATTGGGACCTTCGACCTTAGGATCGGCCGGAAGAGTCTTCAGCAAGAAGTGCTGGGGCACATCAGTTGCAACTGCGATAGGCATTTTGTTCTCCCTCAGAACGATGTCTAGATCTAACAACATCCGGATTAGTCTTAGCATGAACGCCATGACCACGAATGCATTTAAATACTTCAATGTGGGCCTCTTCCTGCCGAAAGAATTCCACAGGGGTGGATGTAATTGAACTTACTAGATAGACGAGAGATAGACAAGACGAAAATTCACTCTATGTAGAGCTACGTAGAAAGCTTGTCAAGCTGTCTATTATAGCTGCTATCTTGTCTATTCTCTCGTCTAAGGTTATTCAGAGCTTATAGCTTAAGTGTTTAGACGGGCAGGTTCTCTTGCGTCTTGACAACGAGCTGATACGCCGCAGGAGTACCCAGCATCGAGCGGTAGGAAATCTGAGCCCGGTTCAGGTCGCCCTGACCACTCAGACCAACCTCGTACGACTCCTTCACCGTAACCGGCGAGAGAAGTGTAACCTGGTTGTTGGTACCCTTACTCGCAGTCATCGTGATGCTCTCAGAGGTGACAGACTTAAAGAGATCGTAGTCAGCCCTGGTGATGAAGTCACGAGAGTACGTTGCCGTAACATCACGCTCACCGAACTTGACGAAGTCAGCACCACGTCCAGTGTTCTTCAGACGGAACTGTGCCTCGCCATTGTCCTCGACAGTCCACTCAAAGGTGTCCGTGTCAGTAACAGCCGTGCCTGTGGGGATCTCGATCGAGTACGTACCGGCGCCGAACGGTGCGGTCGTAGCCCACGACGAAGTCGGTGCTGCCTGACTAGCCTCACTCCGAGCAATTACGTGGACTGCAAAAGTAAGCATGCCATCCTGGATGCCGAACTTGATCGAAGAGATCACGCAGCCAGTGTAACCGAAGATCTGATCCGAACGCTTAACCGTGATAGACACCGTACGCGTAGGAACAGCCTGAGCCGTAGGCACGTAAGTGTAAACGTAGTTCGGAGCCGAACCCGTCTTCGTACAAGTCATACGACCTGCCGCCAAGAACCATGGGATGCAGTCCTCGAGGGCTTCCATCTCGATGTCGCCCTCAGCGAGCTCGTTACCTGCAACGGCTCCGATGACATCTGCCGACTCACGAATCGGACGACGGAACACTGTATTCTCAGTGTTCGCCAGCGACTCGTTGAGGATGGGAACGAACTTCGACGGAGCACGGTAAGTACCCGAGTCGTAGGCAGTGTTCGCGGTCGGGAAGGCACCCGCAGGTACAGCAGTGGTGTCAGTGTAGATAACCGTCGGAGCAGTCACCTGAGCCAAGAACAGCTGAGTGCCTGCTGCACCACCAGCAGCCGTACGATAGATCCGGTAAGCAGTAGCACCAGTCACCGAAGCCCACGACAGTGCAACCGACCCTGTGGGACCCGTGACAACGGCCGTCTGCTCGTTGCTGACAGTGGTCTCACCGTTAGCGTTTACAGCCGTGATGTAGTACCGATAGGTACCCGAAGCCATAGTACCACCAGAGGCACTTGGCACCGTGGCTGACTGAACCGGAGGAGGCAGGACCTCGAGCGCGATGCCGAGAAGACCTCCGCCGCCAATTCCATAAGGCATATCAGTTCACCTTCTCATCATCGTCCGCGAGAACAACAACCGTGACCTCAACACCCTTAGGCATTCCTGCCTGTGCTAGAGTCAGTCCACGACTGTTACGGAAATTTTCCGCCCGCACCTCATCAACAACGGTCGCACCCGGAGGGAGAACACCGAGACCATCTACGGTGACCGTTTCCTTCCTGGTGTTCACAAGTTCGTACAGCATGTCCCCTCCTAGGGCTGTTGCAGCCACGTCTTACTAATGCTGCGCCAAGTCATCTGAACGGCATTGTACATAGTACCCTGCTTGAACTGATAGCCTGGATCTGTCTCTACGCAGTGCCCGTGAATCGTGAGCTGCCTATTTAGATCCTGCTCGGAAGCTCCAACGGCAACGGGCGCCATGTAAAGTCTAAGGTAGTTCCTGTGGAGGAACCTCTTAAGGTTCTCAGCCACCTCGATCGTCTCTCTGCGTGCGTTTTGCTTCTCAGCGATCGGAGCGTGGTAGATGAGGAAGTATGTGTCGATATCATTCTCGGTACGGTTCTGTGCTGCCTTCAGTTCCTGCTTCATCGTACCAGGTTCGATACACAGTGCAGGTGTACCGGGAAGCATCTGCTGGTCGCCGAAGTACACGCCACCATAGAAGCCAAGTTCAAACCTGTGGGAGAGGGCGATCTGGTAGAAGCGCTCTGCGATGATGACAGAGCTGTCAGGCATAGGCTCTGGCTGCGTCATGTTATCACCTCGTGAACTTCCCTACCTTGATAGTCTCCTCAACCAGCCAGCGGTAGAAGATTTCCTGGATGTCGTCGATATCGTCTTCCTGGTACATGATGAACTGTCTCTGTGGAATTACCGTCTTATGCTGACCTCGTGCACCGCTTCTACGTTCGTCCATCATCTCGTAGGCCAGCTTGAGAATCTCAGGACCTCTAGCTCCATGACCGATCTCTGCTTTAGCTCGGCTCATGTATGTACCAAAGCCTCCCGTGCCTGCCTGGTGGACTGCGCCATACCAGATCGAGCTTGGGAGGCCTTTGATTGCTGCTGAGGTATCGCTGACGGACCAGATGCCGAAGCTTGATGCACCTCTCATCAGGTTGCCTGAGCGAATCAGGATTGGTCCTGAATTACCTCGAACCTCAATTGTGTACTCAGCCAGCGGTTCCCAGTTATCAGGTCTACCTCCAGATCGGAAGTTCTTCCTGATAGACGGCATCATGACTTGTTTGATTGACTTAGTGATGGGCTCTTTGAAGGACTGAAGTTCCAGTCCAAGTCTGTTAAGGTCTTTCGCCACCAAACCAATTGACGGTGAGATTGACCATCCAAGCTCGATCGTTCCATGAATGTCGCCATCGGCTCTGAGCCAGTTGCCAACAGCCAGCTTGATCTGCCCGCTAGTGATCCGTCCGTTGTCGCTATATGCAGGCATTAGAACACCTGGTTAATAGAGAACTTGTTAGGACCTAGCGACATATCGTCGCTGGTAGGTTCGAGAGCGGAGCTAGCATCGCTAGGGTAGAACCCGGGAGTAACTTCGCCACCAGTCTCACCGGGGATCTCAATGATGCCGTCGACAATACTTACGATGATTGACTCAGAGTTAGCCTCGAGCAGCATCGAGTAAGCAGCGTCAGCCTCGGGAAGGTCTTCACTGTACTGTCTACGATACATCCAAGCGACGAACTTCTTGGCGATCGCAACACGAACCAGGCGGGGAGTAGTCGTCGAATCGACCCAAGTTGTGGTGTCATATGCAGATTCGACTCGAGCAATAAGCTCTTCCTCGATCTGCTCGAGAAGGTCAGACTCCTTCTGAACAAACACACCATTGGAACCGATAGTGAACTTAGTACCCTCGACCCAAGCCTGAGCCTCGCGGACTGTAATTCTTGACATGCCTGCCACCTGCCTTTGTAAAGTCGTATTATTCCGCGATGGGCTGTAGACCAATGTTTCCCTGCATCGGTCTACAGCCCATCACCTACGACTTAGTCCCGGCGAAGACTAGTCGTCCCCACCCTACCGCTCGTCAGGAGCCTTAGCGGGCGTGCCGGGGGTCGAAGAAGTGTTCGCGGCCTTGACCGAACGGTCCGGAGTGTTGGTAGCGTTGACAATCGGAGTGTTGAGCGACTCCTCCTGCTTCGGCTCACTCGGCTCGCGGTCACCACGAAGTG